CATAAATAAGTTTAATGGCCAAGAAAACCAGAAAACGGATGCAAGAAGAAGAGGATCTCAAATTAGATGCAGATGTACTTCTTCATAACCTAGAAGTTAGCAAACGAAAAGATTGGTTTTGTAATTTCAAAATACAAAACAAATTCAAACTGAATGATGTTCATAATTCATTCCTTGAAATGCTAATGTATGATCAAACAAAAATGGTATTTGTTGATGGGCCTGCCGGGACTGCGAAGACCTATCTTGCGGTATTAGCTGGGTTACAAATGCTCAAAACAAAATCTATTAATAATATTATCTATATTAGAAGTATAGTAGAAAGTGCTTCAAAAAGTATGGGATCTTTGCCTGGTGAATTGCAAGAAAAGTTTCAACCATGGTCATTGCCTTTAATAGAGAAACTAGATGAATTAGTGGGTCCAAAAATCGGCGGTGATCTCATGAGGGATAATTTTGTTAAATGCATGCCTGTTAATTTCGTCCGGGGTTTAACATTCAGAGATTCTGTTGTTATTGTAGATGAAGCACAGAATATGAACTCTGCTGAATTAACAACTATTTTGACACGTTTCGGAGAGAATTCAAAATATATTATTATAGGTGATTCATTTCAAGCAGATATTGGAAATAAATCAGGATTCTCTAAAATTAGACATGTCTTTAATAATGAAGAAAGTGAAGAACAAGGTATTCATACCTTCCTCTTCACAGAAAATGAAGTTGTAAGATCTCAGATTCTTAAATTTATTGTGAAGAAGTTAGAGACGGTACAACACTAGATTTTTCTAATTCTAATAATTCTTTTAAAGCATCTTCGAAAGAAACAAATTTTACATCTGTTTTAGGGCTCGATTGTTTTATATCGGGCCCTAAAATTTCATTCATTTTTGAAAATATATTATTTTCAAGTCCTACTAAATTAGGATCCCTTTCTCTTTTTATCATCCCCAGCTAGTTCCTTTAAATAAACCACCCAACCCTGTTGTTACTTGATTACCAACGGCTGCACCATGACTTACTCGCGTTGCTGCTGGTGGTACTGGTGTTGTAGCTGCTTGTACAACAGCTTCTGTTAAAGTTTTGCCTTCATATGTCGCAGAATTAAGATCGTGCTCCCATACTTCTACTTTCTCTACCCAACACCTTCCATTTGTTAATGACTTGATATGTTCTGATGCGAGATTGAAACAGAATTCTGCTGTTCTTTCAATACCAACACCGTTAGGCATGATTCTTAAATCACAAGCCTTTGCATCATGTAATTGTTGACATAAAGACAATTGAGGATCATCAGCTGCGATACATAATGTATGATCAAATTGATCTTGTAATTTTGCTTTAAGTTCTTTGAGGCCACCAAAGTCTACAGCCCAATTACGTTCGTCTAATTCTGAACAACCAAACCAAAATTTAGCCTTTAACTGATATCCGTGCACGTAACTGCATCTGGAGTGTACTGCCCTCCATTGACGAAATGCACATGATCCTAATTCAATTATCTTAGTAGAGACATATGTACTCATAAAAATATCATAAACCTTAAATAAAGATAATCTATGGATAATATGATAAAAATATCAGGATTGCAAAAAGCATACCCGCTTGATGAAAATGATGTTTTTGTTGTCAATCAAGAAAATCCTGTAAACAAAGTTCTTGAAACACGTTATACAACAACTAGTGATATTTCAAAATATATTGAAGCAGCTGTCAATAAAATGTTGTTGAAACAAATTCCTGTTGGTTGTATAAAGATGTATGCTGGTGATATAACACAATTTGATAAACTCGAAGGATGGCTGGTATGCAATGGTCAAGCTGTTTCGCGGGTTAGATACTCAGAACTATATAAAGTGATAGGCGGTATATATGGCCCCCCTACTGGAGAAACATTCACATTACCTGACTTTAGAGGGAAAATACCTTTAGGATATTGTGGCACAAACAAACAACCTATATTATTAGGTGATACGGGAATTGAAGTTTCATTGGCTGAAACTGGTGGTGAATATAGACATCGTTTAACAGAGAGTGAATTAGCTTCACATACACATAGAGATACTGTTGGTCATACCCATGATTATATGGATTTAACAAAATTTGATTGGTGGGAAAATGATGGAGGTACTAACACAGCAAGAACACCACACAGCCCCTCGGTTTTAAATGAAGCAAAACGCAGAAAAAACGGCCAACGCAATCCTAAGTATGATGAAAAAACAACAGCATCTACTATTATTGCTTTAACAAATACAGGTGGAAATATGCCACATAATAATATACAACCTTATCTAGCTGTAAATTATATTATTAAATATTAACAAAATAAAGCATTTTTATATACTGCTAAAATATCAAAATCAGACATTCCCTTTTCTCTCAAAAATGCTTCAACACATTCTGGTGTATGAGCCATGTAAATAGATTTTAATAGAATTTCATCTGCTAATCCTTTATTAATTAAAAATTGTAATGCATTAATTTTTAATTTCTCTACCGGATTTAAAGTATCTTGTATTGATACAATAGTTTTAGGTAGATCAACAGCTAATCCAATATTTTCCACATATACTGTATAAAAGGTTTCTTTTTCTGCTAATATATAGCCTTCATATCCATTATATTTTAATATTTCACCTGAGGTACAGTTAGCGGGATCAACTTTAAGCTTTACTCTAACCAATTGACTATCTTTAAGACTATTCTCAATAACCTTATTAAAACGCTTCATGTTTATATTTATGATTTTTATTAAATAAGTGTGTAATGGCTGACTTTCCTGTTAAAATTTCAGAATTAGATAAATCTTATAGTTTATCAGCTAATCCTATTTCTATATTGATTAATCAAAGAAATGAAAATAATACATTTGAAACAAAGTCATTACCATTATCTGTTATAACACAATTTGCAAAAGAAGAAGCTAAAAAGCTACTATCAGGATTTATTGAAGTAGGCACAATAATTCCATTTGCAGGAAAGGTATTAGGTCAAGAATCTATAAAAGGATGGTTATTATGTAATGGCAGGCAAGTAAGAAAGGATGATTACCCCGAGCTATGGAATAAATTAGGTGAAACATATGGCCCCGCCGATAATGTATTATTTTCCTTACCTGATTTAAAGGGTCGTATAGAAATGGGATATTCACATACTGGTGAATCATATGAACCCAATTTTGGTAATTGGCCTGCGGGGGAAGAATTACATCTAGGAGAAGGTAATAATGCAAATTACCCTGATAGGGGTGAATTCTTTCATCAGTTAAAGAATGAAAATATTCAAAACCATATCCATTCTGTACCAGTGCATACGCATAAGATTTTTAATTATGCAAATATGGCTGATTATAATTATAGAAAACAGATGTATGCTATGAATTATGGTCCATATTCATATGCTTCAGCAGATGGTCGAAAAATTATTTCACCGTCGATAAATTATATAACCCTTATGGGGTTATCACCAACTCCTGGTAATATAGATCACCTTTTGTTTAACGTAGGCAATGCACAGGAAGGTAGCATTATAAGTAAAAATTACGAAAAAATTTTATTTAATAGATTGAATTATAAAACATATTATCCTGACCGGCTAGCTAGAGTTAAAAAATATGTGATTAATAATCCAATCAGAACTATTTTAACATACAATAAAGATTTCGTAGATGAAATAAAAAACAGAAAGAAAACCCCTTTCCCCATGATAAACCCCCAATATGATAATAATGTAAAATCAGGTACTGGTTATGGTTCTAGAGGGGGTGATCAATTTCATTCTAATATTCAACCTAATGTTGCAATGAATTTTTTAATTAAATATTAAAATGGATGATCAATTACCTATCTCAAATTTAAAAACAGCATATACACTTTTGGGTGATGAAGCTTTTGTTGTAAATCAAAAAAATCCGGTAGATAAAAAATTAGAAACAAGATACACATCGCTTAATGATTTAATGACTTATATTAAAGGAGAAATAAAAGAATCTCTAGAAGAAGTGATGCCTATTGGATCTATAAAGGCATATACTGGAAAAGTAGCTAGTGTAGATAGTATACCGGGGTGGCTATTATGTAATGGTGATATGGTGTCTAGGACAAAATATAAGAAGTTATATGATGTGATAGGGAGTTTATATGGACCAACGGCTGCAGAATCCTTTTCTTTACCAGACTTAAGAGGTAGGGTAATTATGGGATATTGTAATGGGACGTCACCTCTTAATCCTTTATTTGGAAATTGGAAATCTGGTCAAAATATTTCTTTAGGAAAAAATTCAAGTGTCGCCGGAGAATTTTATCATCCATTAACACAATCAGAATTACCGTCACATTCACACCCAAATAGTCACACCCATCAATATTTCAATATTGCACATATGGATCATGCTTATATAGATATATATAGAGGCGGGTTATATTCGAGAGGTACAGCTGTAATTGCGTTTGCTCCTGGTGATAAAGCCGCAAAAATTATTAATGAATCTAAAAACAATAATGCAACTTTTTCACCTGATGTGTCTGCTTATGTAGGTGAAACTAGTCCAGCTGGAGGCTTTACGGGGACAGCTGGTAATAATGTCGCTCACAATAACATGCAACCATTTGTTACAGTGAATTATCTTATAAAATATTGATATCAAACGAAACCATTTTATAATGGTTTAATGTCTAAACTAGGTAATAAATTATTGACAAGAGCTAATGGTAATTTGCCATTAGATGAATCTGATAAAAAGGCTGTTATTGAGAAAGCATCTGCAGCATATGCCCAATTCTTAGATGCATTGCAATTTGATTGGAAATCTGATACTAATAGTGTTGATACACCTAGACGTGTAGCTAAAGCATTTGTTAATGATCTTATTTCTGGATGTTATAATGAACCTCCAAATATCACAGCATTTGATAATGAAGATGGCTATGATGGAATGGTTTGTCAAAATAATATCAAAGTAACATCTCTTTGTTCACATCACCACGCAGCCTTTACTGGTGTAGCTCATGTAGCTTATATTCCATCACCTGAAGGTAAAGTTATTGGATTATCTAAGTTGAATCGTATTGTTGATTGGTTTTCTAGGAGGCCGCAAATTCAAGAAGGACTAACTTCACAAATTCATGACTATGTAAATAGTATCTGTGAAGGTAATAAAGGTGTTGCTGTTCTTATTGAATGCAAACATACATGCTGTTCCAATAGAGGTATCAAACATGATTCTACTATGAGAACAGCTAAGATGTCAGGTGCTTATATGGATAATGGTAATAATGCTCGAGCTGAGTTCTATAAGTTTGTAGAATTCTCTCAGTCTCGTTAAGCAGCGTTACTAGTACCACCAGTAGCAGTTATATTTGTAGGAGGTAATGCCGGAGTAATATTACTTGCGGCATTATTTTTTTGTCCTTGTTGTAATTTTCTTTTTGCTACTTCAATAATCTTTTTTTGCTGATCTTGCGGTATGGTTTTCCATGTATTGGTATCAACAACTTTTTTCAATTGATTAAACTTACCTAATTCATTTTGCAATTCAGGATCTTGTTTAAGCATTTCTGCAGCTGCAGCTTTATGATCATCATTATTATCTAAATCCAAAGAACCGCCAGATAATGAAGATGTAACAGTTTCGAACAAGTAAGCTTTTAATAAATCATTACACAATGAATCAAATGATTCTCTGACATTAATATTAAGTGCAGTTAAATGTTTTTGTGCTTCTGTTTTTGTTTTATGTGCTTTAAGGTTTTTCTTTTTACCTGTTTTGGCATTAACAACAAAGTAACCTGAACCTTGTTTTTTTATTTTATAAGGCATATTATACTTCACCTCCTGGTAGTAATTCCCTTACTTTACGTTGAATTTCATAAAACTTGTCTGGTGTGGCTGATTCAGTATCAGTGACACTAGCTGTATCAATGATATCTTGCAACTTATCAGCTAATACATCACCTTTAGTTGAATTTAATTCACTAGCAAATGTTTGTTTAATAACGCTCATAACATCTCTAATCATGTCTAGAGAATCTTTTACAATTAATGAAACTTTTGAATCGACATCTTTTTTTAGATCATCAATTTCCTTAGGAGTAGCCGGCTCGGGTTCTACAGGTGGGGGCATTGCTGCATCTGATTGTATAGGTGGTTGTACTGGAGGTTGTACTGGTAATTCAGCCTCACCATAAAGCCTTAATTTTTCATTTACTAGCTGGGTAAACTTCATGAAGTTTATTTAGCTAATGACATTCTCAAATGTTGATCAATATCGATAGATTTTGTAAGTTGATAAAATCCACCTTCTTTGAGAAACTTTTTTATTGTATAAATTTTATTAGTAGTAATATCACAACGTTGTAAGTTTCTTTTAATATCTAAAAGATCAGTAGTTTGTAAATTGTTTATATTATTATAATTAATATAACAAATTTTGAATTTCCGTAATACCTTATTAATTATAATATCTATATCATTTAAATGGCAACTATCTAATATCTGTAATTGTAGATTATTATAATTTAATATAATTTTCTCAGCGCCCGGATTTTTAATATATTGTAAAATATTATTAATAATAAAATGTGTAATTAATCGTTTACAGTCACGAGATTTAAAATTAATAATAATATTGTTATTATGGAAATATTTAAATATATCGAGCTCAGCAATATTAATAATATTAATTAAGTTATATATTTTAATATTATATTCACTATATGTTACACTCTCTATCATCGAACCTCTATTATAGTTATCTAGAGGGTCTAATTATCAACCCGGTATTTTAAACTTTTCTTTTAATCTTACCAATTCTGAGATTAATTATACCATTATAATAATCATCACTCATGAGGACTTCTCTGTCAAATTGTTCTTTTGCTTCATAGTAAGCTAATTCACTTTTACTATCACAGAACCTTAAGATTTGAAATTTAAATTTATCTTTTCCAAATTTTTCAATATCACTTAATAATTCATTTGAAGAAGACATATATTCTTTCCAATCTGTTTCTATAACAAAATGTCTCTTGTTCTTTTTACCTTTTAAAGGTTTTAATTTTTTAACAGTTTGCATTTGTTTTTTACCAATATATTTCTTATTAGAGACTGTATTGGTTATTAGATATACAAAACCATATGCAGAAACAAACGGAATAGTGCTTTCCCAGTGTCCAATATCCATTATAAGGTCCTTTTAAGGTTTCTTCTCTGGAATCTCATTTTGCGCTTTTTACGCGCTCCTAATGGCTTAGCTAGTACTGTACTTCCCGGATTATAAAAATCTTTATTACCGACAGCACCACCCATGTTTGTTTCAGAACCAGGTCCTAAAACATCTGCAGACATCATCTCCATTAATTTTTTATATAATTCTTCAAAGGACCTTGACATTAATGATTTTTATTTATCATTATTCAATGGAGTTATTAGATCGTTATATAAAAGAAATCGAAGCAGATCTAGTACTAGATGAAATGAACATAAGAGATGTTCAACTTCGATTACCTTCTAAAAAGCATTTTTGGGTAGGCCGTTTAATTAAACATAAAGTAGAAATCAATGTCTTACAAAAACAAAAAGAAGAACTTAAAAAAAGTCTTTTAGAAAGAGTGATATCAGATGCACCTGTCGCAATCTCTAAAATCACAGCTGAGAAAAGAATTGATGATTTTCAAGAAGTAGCTCTTCTGAATAAGAAAATAAAAGAATTAGAGTATGTTGTGGAACTTCTAGAAAAGGTTGAAAAGAATTTCAATTCTATGACCTATGATATTAAGAACGTTATTGAAATTCTAAAACTAGAACAGCAATGATAGAGATTGATTACAATGTTAAGAAGAAGAAGGGGATCTTATCTGGAGATCATTTTGATTTAATCAGGGAACATTTTTCTGTAGAAAATCCCGCGGCAAAATTCATGAAGTATAGTCGTTTCATACCAAAGCGATTATATTCTATAACACCGACTGGATTATTTGATATAGGACTGATTAATGAAATAAAACAATTTTTATTTAAAAACAATTATTCTACCGAAATACATTTAACAAAAGCAGCTAAAGATGCTTTATCTCCTAATTTAGTATATCAATTTAAAAATAATTATTTCGAAAAGTTTCCTTTGAGAGACTATCAAGAAGATACCGTAAAGTTATGTTTAGAAAGAGGGAGAGGCGTTGCTGTTTTAGGTACTGGTGCAGGTAAGACACTAACCA